GGGAGACACCACGCCCTCCCGCCCGACACCGGAACATCAGGCGTCGGTGATGATGCTCACACCGAGCGCATCCTGGAGGATGGCGACGCCCGCGTAGTAGTTGCCAACCACCTTGGTGTAGGCGTAGCCGGCGTCGCGCTCGAACTCGACCATGATCCGGCGGCCCGCGGGGAACACGAAGCCGGCGCCCTGGATCGGGCGGGGCGAGCCCTCGGCGATGCCGACGGCGCCGAGACCGAACATCGCGCCCGCGCGGTCGGCGCCCGCGTTGGCGGTCGGGACCTTGCTGGAGGCGTAGATGTCGACGCCGTTGAGCGAGCCGACGAAGCCGACGCCCTTGACGGACAGCATGTCCTGCGTCGCGGAGATGAACTGGATCGCGCCGCCCTCGGCCCGCAGGCTGTTCTGGAGGTCGGTGAGCTGCCGGGTGTGCAGCACCGAGACGATCGGGCCGGTCACGTTGGCGAGGGTCAGGGTGAACTGAGCGTCGAAGAAGTCGTCGACGGTCATGTCCGCGCCCGAGGTGCCGACACTGGACGAGAAGTCGTCCGTGACGTTGAGGATCATCTCCGTGGCGCGCATCTCGGCGCTGCCGACCATGCTCTGCGCGATCCGCTCGACGCTCACCCCGACCGAGTCGGTGAGGTTCGCGAGGTCGCTCATCTGGTACTGGAGCGCCTGACGGGCGATGGTGATGGTCGCGGAGGCGTCGGTCAGCGCGGTGTTGCTGGTCGAGGCGTTCTCGGCGACGGCCGCCATCAGGTCGTAGCCGTCGAAGCCGGCGAACGGAACCGACAGCACGGTCGAGCCGCTGCCGGACTGGTCGCCGAACTGCATGATCGCGGGGTGGTTGCGCAGGCTCTGGCGGTCGGCCAGCAGGAGATGGATGCGCTGGTCGAGAACCTCGGCGGCGCGAACGTCGCCGAGGCCGGAGTAGAGGACTTCGTTGGCCATGGGTACACCTGTAGCGTGGGGAGGGGAAGCGTTCTTCCGGCCCTACGCTGTTGACGGGTGCGACCCTGGCCTATGTATCAAGAGGCTATACGATAGCCGGCGTGCTGTCAAGGGCTATTCGATGCCCGTCTGCTCCTTGTACCAGGCGCGGAACTGCGCCGGGCTCATCGACGAGATGCTGCCCGGGGCATGGCTGCCGGGGGGCGGTGCCGTGCTGCCGACAACGCCCGCGTTCGCGGGGGGCTGGGGCCGAGCGGTCGTGACCGGGGCGCCCGTGGTCGGGCTCGCGGCCTGCGGCGCCGGGGTCGCCTGCTGGGGCGCGGGGTCGGCGGCTGGCGCGGCGGCGGGCGAGGGCGGCGACCACACCTGCTTGAGGCCGGCGAGCGTCGTCGGGATCGCGTCCGGCTGCTCCTTGAGCCCGGCGAGCCAGTCGCCGAACGCGGGCTTCTCGGCGCCGGCCTCGACCTGGAGCCGGTCGTACTGCCACAGCGCGAGGTCGACGAGATCCGAATCGGTCACGCCGTGCTGGTACGCCGCGGACTTCGTGCCCCATGCGGCGCGCTCGGCCTCGTGCTGCGTCTGAGCCGCTCGGAGCTGCTCGGCCAGCGTGTCCGCCGTCGCCGCTCGCTCGCGCCAGGTGTTCGTCTCGTTGACCTGCGCGTCGAGCGTCGCGCGCAACTCGTCGCGCTCCTTGAGGATCGCCCGGAAGCGGTCGTAGGGGACCGACTCGGGGCCGGACTTGGTGGCGGGCGCGGTGGCCTCTGGGGTCTGGGTCGGGGTCTCGGTGCTCATCTCGCTCTCCGTAGGTGGCGCATCAGCGCGCGGTTGCGTGGGCGGGTCGCCCACTGGTCGAACCAGTCTCGATCTTCTCGCCGGACGATGCGGATCGCCCATCGGGCGCCAGCGTCACCGCCCCATCCGTGCCACGCCTGCCAGCCCTTGCCCTGCTCGATCCACGTCGCGCCCTGCTTGTCGGGCAGGTGGCGCGAGAAGTAGCCGAGCATCCGCCGGACCGTGGTGAGGCTCAGTGCTGCCCGGTTCGACAGGTCGCGGGCGCGGGCGATGCCTACAGGCGTCATCCCGCGCTGGCTGCTCGGCTTCTCGCCGCGGACGGCGAGCGACCGGGCCGCAGCAGAGGCGACGGATCGGGGCGGGCGGTAGGGCACTACTCCGCTCGGCCCTCGATGGCGCTGCGAAGGCTTGCGATGATCTCGACGACGTCGTCGCGCGCCGGGCTGTCGGTCGGCAGATCCTCCAGCAGCGCCGCCAGCTCGTCGACCGCGTCCGAGACGTCCGCGACGATGTCCGGGGCGGCCGGGTCCTCGCCGCTGGCCTCTGCGATCTTCCGAGCAGCCTCGGTCGCGGTCGTGCCCGGGTGGAGGCGCATGTAGGCGTCGACCGGGCCGATCAGCTTCCGGTCGAGCATCTCGGTGATCTCCTCGCGGCGCGCCTTGAGCTCCTCGGGACTGAGCGGCATCTGCTGGTACACGACCGTGTACCCGCCCTCGACGAACGCGGTCCCGTGGGCGCTGTTGTGCAGGACGGCGCACAGCGCGACGAGGCGCTCGTCGTAGTCGGAGAAGATCGCGCCGTACTTCCGCTGCGCCTTCCGCTTGCCCTCGTTGGTGAGGCTGATCGCGGCGCCGCTGCGGGCCGTGCCGCCGAGACGCTGGACGTCGGACGGCGGGATGCCCGCGTCGGTCGCCATTCGGGCGCCGATGTTCGAGATCGTCGACTCCATCTTGTCGACGTCGCCGCCGGCCTGCCACTGACCGACCATCGGCTGCGGCAGCCCTTCCTCGTCCCGCGGGGTGGCGAGCATCAGCACGGTAGCCGGGTCGGTGACGACCTCGGCGCGGCGACCGTCGGCCGTCTCGATGACGCCCGCGCCCTGCACCTCGAGGTTGACGGCGTACCGCTGCGGCCAGCTCGCGTCCTTGAAGACGTGCATCAGCATCTGATGCAGCACGGCGAGGTCGAGCGTGCCGTCCACAATCTCGTGGTCGGCGAACGGGTCGAACAGCCGGTCACGCTTGCCGCTCGCGTGGAACAGCACGTAGGGGAGGACCGGGCGGCCGACCTGCTCGCCGTCGCGCGGCTTGCGGCGGTACGGGTACGCCTCGCCCGAGAACTCCGCGCCCAGGACCTCTGCCGTCACGTCTCGCCCGAGGTCGCCGGCCTCGTTGAGCGCGAAGACGCGATACTCGGGTGCGTCGAGGTTCGCGATCGAAAGGTGGTCGACCGTCCAGATCGGATCGCGTCCGATGCTCGGGACGACGCGGCGCCGGTACTCCTGCACTTCGATCGGGATCGACGGGTCGTCCGCGGTCGCCCGGGCGCGCACCATGTCCGGGGTGACCGCGCGGAACCGAAGTTTGCCCGGGGCGGGGCTGGACACGCGGATCAGCATCTCCCGCAGGCCGAGCGTCATCCGCTGGAAGTCGGGCATCAGGCCGAACAGCCCGCCGAGGCGCATCATGTTTATGATGGCCTCGGTCTGCTCGGGCGACGCCTGATCGTGCGTCACCTGGTAGGGCGCGTCGTACAGCGTCGCCAGTTCGCGGACCAGCGAGCCGAAGAAGTTCACGGCGAGCGACGGTTCGCCCCATGCGTCCGCGCGGAGTAGCCCGACCTGCCGCCGCATCCGGTCGCGCAGATCCTCCTTCCACGCGCCCTCGAGCAGGCGACGACGCAGGCGGGTCTCGTTGACGCGAGCCGACTCGTACTCGTCGGACGGCATCGGCGGGTTGCGGGTGGCGTAGTGCTGCATGAAAGCCTCGCGCGTAGCATAGCACGGAACAGGCGTCAATACACCCGGAGGAACGGCGCCGCGGGGCGCTTTGACACCCGCGCGAAGATGTAATCCTGGAGCGCGTACCGCAGCGCGTCGATCTTGTCTTTGTGGTCGTCGTCGCGGTAATCCCACCGGTTGAGGGCCTCGATCAAGGCCGGGCAGGTCGGCGAGACGTTGAACCCGCCCTCGCGGACCATGCACTGATGCAGCCAGCGGATGCCGGCGTCCTTGGAGCCCTGGCCACGGCCGGCGCCGCGCTTGACCGTGCGGATCATCGGGTTGAGCGCGCGGACGCTGATCCCGAGCTGCCGGGCTACCGACCGCATCAGCTCCTTGTTGGCCTTCGCTGTCACACCGCGGAGGTAGAGCCGGTCACCCCAGGCAAAATCGATCTGGCTCCACTTGAGCCCGTTCCGGTCGAGCATCGACAACAGGGCGCGCGCGTCGTCGGCGATACTGCTGTTCTCGGCGCTGATCTGCTCGTCGAGCACCCACACCGCCGGATAGTCCCCGGCCTCGTCGACCGCGACCAGGATCGCGACCTGCTTGCCGACCTTCGTTCCGTAGTCGATCCCGACGCCGATCTTGACCTCCCCGACAGGGCGGCGCGGCGTAACGTGCGTCTGCTCGTTCCAGGCCCTAAACAGGCGGCCCTCTACCCGCGTCTCCCACTCGCCGTGCAGTACGACCGGGACCTCGTGCGGCAGCGTGTTCGCGACGAGCTTGTCGATCCAGTCCTGATCCATCGCCACCGACCCGCCCTTGCCGTCCGACAGCTCCAGCGGCTCGCTATGCCCGACGGGGATGAGCTGCGCGGGCTCGAGCCGTGTGTGGTGGTCGTTGATCTGCCCTGAGTCGACGATCTCCTTGAGCCAGTCGACCGGGGCGCCGATCGGTGTCATCGCGAGCAGGATCTTTCCCCTACGCCGCAGGACGCGCTTCCGGGTCTCCTCGAACAGGCGCGGCGACGCTGGCGGCTCGTCCCACAGAACGCCGTCAAGGGTCGCGCCAGCAAGCGACAGGCTCGACTGATTCGACGTCCTGAACCGCACGATTGACCCGTTCTTGTAGATCGCGACGGGGTCGTTCTTGCCGAACCCGTTCTTCGGGTCGAACTGCGTCCGCTCGGCAAGCTCGGCGCGCGCGATGTCGTAGAACTTCCTCTGGATCGCGATACTCTGGCCCCACGCCGCGCAGATGACCCACCACTCTACCGGCGGCGCGCGAACGTCGTAGAACGGGTGTCGGCCTATGCAGTGCCAATGCACATCGGTCAGGGCGGCGGTGCTCTTGCCGAACGCCTGGTTTCCCGTGCGGATCATCTTCGTCGGCGACGGGTCGCTCAAGAACTCGTGCTGAATCGGCAGCCACGTCATATAGTCCGACGGCCGCGCCTCGCACTCGTCCGCGAGCGACCCGAGCAGCGACGCGAGGCCGAGCAGGTCGTCGAGCCCGTCCACGGGCTACCCGTTCGCCGCGAGAGCCTCGGCCAGACGGCGCCGCACCGGGGCGGGCAGGCGCGCGACCTTCGCGGCCAGCTCCTCAGCGAGCTTGTCCGGCGTGACGTTGCCGCGCTTGGAGGCGTCGCGCTCGAGGACCTCTTCGCGCTCGGCGAGCAGAGCGCGAACCTCCTTCGCCGCGGCGACGTAGGCCCCGCTACCGGGGTCGCCGTGGATCACCGCGTCGGCCATCCGGTCGAGCAGCCACCCGAGACCCTCGGCGCGCGTCATCCGGCTGATGTCGTTCGAGGTCGGGACCGCGGGCTCTCCGCCCGTCGTCGGCTCGGGCGGCGGCAGCGTGTGCAGCGTCGCGCGCGGCTTGACGCCCTGCCGGACACCGACGAGGGCGCGCCGGTCGTTGTCGATCGTCCGGTGCGACACGCCAAACTCGGTCGCGAGTCGCGCCTGCTCGTGTGTCGACCAGCGACCCTCGGCGATGACCTGGGCGACCGCGCCGCGTCGCTCCTCGATGCCGTGTGCCATGTTCGCCCCGCTCTCTCG